GCCCGCCGCTCGCCCCGCTCCCGCCAAGCCTGTCGCTAAGCCGGTCGCCAAGCCTGTCGCGCGACCCGCTCCCGGTAAGCCCGTCGCCAAGCCCGCTGTCAGGCCCGGCCCCTCAAAGCCGACCGCGCGGCCTGCGAGCACTGACGACGAACTGCTCGATTGATTTCGTGACGAAATCGGCTCCGGGATTGCGAAAGCGATTCCGGCGCTTTATGGCGACCAATTACAAGTACGTTCTCGGCGTAGATCACTCGATCAAGTCCGTCGGCATGGCGCTTGTTCGTATCGATTGCGATTCGTATGTCAACACGACGAAAGTTCTTTGGGCCGATCAATCGGTCGAACACTCGGCATGGGCCAAGATCAATCTGCCTGACAGAATCACGGTATCTTGCAATCGCGCTATCTCGATCCTTCGGCAGAACGGATCGCCAGCACACATCGACGTAATCGCGTACGAAGGATTCGCTCGCGGCTTTATGAATCGACGCGAAGAAGCCGGGATCGGTCTTGCTTGTGCAATGCTCGGTATCAAGGCGTGGTGGTCGTCTCGCGCTTCGGGCATGTCGCGAGCGTTCGACGCGGCAAACAAAGTCGCGATTACCCCTCGCCAGCACAAGGTATTCTGTTGCCCCCAATGGCCGGGATTGTCGAAAGCAAACTGGCTCGCATCGCCCGCACATCGCGGCATCAAATACAAGTCTTCGATGCCCGACAAGGTATCGGTGCAGCGAGCACTTGCCCGCGATTACGGGCATACTTACAACGGCAACATCAACACGCTCGGCGAGCACGCGGTAGATGCAATCGCGATCGCCTTGACGTGCGCCAATCGAGTTCACGCGGACGAAATCGCCCGTAACAAGTAATCAATTTCGTGACGAAATCAAACCATCGATAATCGCTCGCAGTTCGGGGTATATCAAGCATGAGCAAAGAACGAGTCAAGGTCGCCGGTCATTCTCTCGACGGCGTAATCAACGCGCTTCGCAAGCAACTCGACGTGCCGCTGTTTATGCCGTCGTCTCGGCGCATCGTTCCGATGCGTCACAAGTCGCTCGGCGTGCTGCTCGGCGGCGAGCAATCCCCGGGTCTCCCTTCTGGATACTGGATTGAAATTGTCGGCAACGCCGCGAGCGGCAAGACGACTCTTGCGTTCACGCTCGCGGAGGCGGTGATGTCGCAGCCCGCCGACGCAACGTTCGTGTCGCCTTCTGCCGAAGGCATGAAGACAACGCCCGTGCCTCGCAAAGTGCTCTACCTCGACTTCGAGCACACGCTTGATATGACGTATCTCAAAGCGTGTGCTCCGAGTGCCGTCGTTGCAGTCGCCGACACGAACGGGAAGATTGCAAATATCGATAGCGCCAATCTCTTTGTGCATTCTCCGGCCACGCTCGAAGAAGGCGTAGACATCGCCGTTGCATTGTGTGACACCGGCGAGTTCGGACTCGTCGTTGTAGACTCGATCCCGGCGATGCTGTCTGCCGCTGAGCAAGACTTGTCAATGGCGAGCAACACTGTCGGACTGCTCCCGCGACAACTCAACAAAATGTTCCGCCGCATGACCGGCTCGATGGCTCGGAATGGATGCACGACCATTCTCATTAATCAGTGGCGAGATAAGATTGGCGTTGCGTTCGGCGATCCTCGCACAACGCCCGGCGGCAAGGCGACCGAATACTTCGACGCAATCAAACTCGACGTATCGGGATCGCACAAGCCCGGATACTTCTCTGCCGGGAAGATTTGCAACATTCGTTGCATGAAGAACAAAGTCACAGGACTTCGCGGCAACGTCGCGACATATGAACTCGGGCACGGTGTAGGCATCAGTGCCGAAGTCGAACTATTCGATCGCGCAGTCGAAGCAGGCGTAATCAAGAACGGTCGCACTTGCACGATCGCTGCTCCGGGACGCGAGGCGGTCAATCTTGGCAGCGCGATCAAGGTAATCGAGCGACTGCGATCGGACAAAAAGTTCCGCGACGCGATGGAGCGAACCGTCGCATCGAACGAAGCAAAAGGCATTAAGTCGCAGCAGCAAGTCAAGGGTCGCGTAATGCTCGCGGGGATGGACGACTAAATGACGATCTCGCGAATCAGACTGACGAACGTACGTTCGCACGAATCGACCGACATTGCGCTTAGCCCAGGGCTGAGCGTAATCTTCGGGTCGTCCGACTCAGGCAAAAGCAACATCGTTCGCTCGCTTGTGGCGTGCTCACATCCTTCGCCAGCCGCATCGTTTGTCAGGGACGGATTTGAAGAAGGCAAGATCGTTGTTGACTTCGCAGACGGCAAGCAAATATCGGTCGTTCGCAAGTCTGACGGCAAAGGCGAATACGTTGCATCGACAAAAGACGCGAAAACGGGCAAAGTGTCTCGTCGATCCCTCACGAACCCGGGGCGGTCCTTGCCCGACGATTGGATTGCAACTGTCGGCCTCGGCCCGACTCGTATCGCCGGGATCGATATTTTGCTCAACATCCAAACACAACGCGAGGCCGCGATTCTTGTCGATGATCCTGCTGGCCGTGTCGCCAAGATTATCGGCGCTGCGTCAGGGGCTTCGATTGCGATGGAAGCGTCCGGGCGAGCAAAGACGGATGCCGCGTCCGCTGCTCGCGATTTCGATACGAAATCGAAAATGATGCAAGATGCCGAATCGCGACTGTCTGCCGCCGAGTCCGACCCGGCGATTATCAACGCCGACAAAATCGAGTCGCTTGTTACCGATATCGAATCGACCGAACGCGACATCGCTCGCGACGCGAAGGCTCGCGATGCAGCACTCGATATTGTCGCGACGTTCGATAGCAGCATCGACATCGAAAGCATGAGTCGGCGGCATGATGAGTTGTCAAAGTCGATTGCCGATATCAAATCGCTGCTCGATAAAATCAAGGCAGCGAAATCGAAGCATGAAGCAGTCGAATCGTTTTTGTTATCGCTTACCGCGATTCCAGAAGATGCCGAGTCGCGGAGCGATCAATTGTTGCTTCGCATTGCCGAATTGAACAATCAACTCGCGGCGATGTCGCGCAAGTGCCCAACGTGCGGTCGCCCGATGGACAATCAACATGCCCACAAGTAAGCAATCAATTTCGCCACGAAATCGACCAGCCGCTCCCGTCGCCAATATCGATGCCGACGAAGTGATTGTTTACGTTCTTGGCGATCTGCACTTCTCGATCAATCCGCCTTCGGGACGAAACGATACTTACGCCAAAGACCTTGTATCGGTGCTCAAGTTCGTGGCCGAACAAGTCTCCAAAGAGCACGCTGCGAGCGGGCAATACCCGATCGTGTGCTGCGTCGGAGATTGGTTCCATCGCAAGGGCGCGTCGTGTGCGGAAGCCATTGCACTTATGCAACTGCTTCGTCCGATTGTCAAGATGACCGGCCCTATCCTCGGCATCGACGGCAATCACGACCAGTTCGCTGGCGACCCTTCGACATCGCGATTGTCTCAGGCGTTCGGCGTGCTGCTGCAATCGGGACTCGTTCGAGACGCTGAACTTGATCCAGCGCGTATCAAAGTTGGCAATACGGCTGTCGGCATTATCGGCGCTGGATACAAGACTTCGCACGGTATGGCGGTATCTGCAATGGAGCGTTCGGCGGCGGCGTGCATGAAGCACGGTGTGGCGACGTTCGTTGTAGGATTGTCACATGCCGATGCTTACATCGCAACGACTGAAGCACACGAACTCGTAGTCGCTTCTCACGGCGGGATGCTCGCTCGATCGTCGGTCGTTTGCAATGGGCACTTGCACGATCAGACCGGCTCGGGCAAAGTCGATTACGCCGACAAGTTTGGCGCTGGTCGCGGGCTGTTTTTGCAAGTCGGAACTTCGATCATCGTCGGTAAAGGCGAGGATCATCACTCGCCCACGATGACGCGACTGTGCATCATCGGCGAAAAGTGTCGCGTGTCTCGCATTGCGTTGCCGAGAACTGAGTCGTCGCTCGCGTTCGCAGAAGAGAAAGAGCAGGCCGCTCCGCTCGACGAAATGGAAATCAACGAAATCGTCAGGCAGATTCGCGAGCAAACGATCGGCGGCGATTCGCCCGTTACGCTGCTGGATAGCATTGCTACTACGATGAGCAAGTCCGGCAGCGACGCTCATCGTCGCGCGAAGAAAATCATCTCGGAGTGCGCGTAATGCCGAAGCGTCGCAAGTTCAATACCGCTGGCGAATCAAAGAAGCCCATCGGCATCGAAACGGCTACATATCCGAAGCACAACCCGCTCGAAAACGATTTGCCGTTTCCGGGCACTCGCCGGTGCGTGCTTTGGGGGTTCGCTCAAGTTTCGCCAAAGGGCATGGTCTACAACTGGCCAGAGATTCGCAGACAATGGAATATGTGGCCGACGTTTTCGCTCAAAGACTTCTGCTGGCATTTCCATATCCCGTTCTGGACCGCATACGAGGCTGGCGGTTTGCGTACCGTCGCGAAGCAGGCCGCGATTATCGACGGCGGCATTTCGACCGCTCGCAAAGTCAATTACCTCTACGCCACCGAAACGAATCCAAAGGTCGGCAATGAAGCATTCGTAACGCTCGTCAAAAGGCTTACGCAGTCGGCGCAAGTGATGTCCCAATGGACAGCGGCGATTTCGGAGCGTGTGCATGACGGGCAGGCCATTCCAAATACGGAACTGACAACGACGGAAGGGGCCAACATCGCTCGCACGCTCAAGTCACTGACCGAGTGTGCGGTTGATCTCGGGCACCTCATGCGAATTACGGGCGCTGACAAGCGACGCGAAGAAGTCAAAGCAATCCCCGAAGTTCCGAGCCGAGCAACGCAGCAGCACGAACCCCCCCCGATCAAGCAAGCCAACAAGACGCTCAATCGTGCCGAAGTGTCAATGCGAAATACCAGTGCTCAACTCGACGCTGCGAAAATCAAACTCGTTCCAACTTCGCCGCCTCGCCCAGTGTTCAAGTCGATTCCCGATCCGCAATAGTGCTATGATCGTTTGCAGTCGCATCAATTTCGCCACGAAATCAAGCGGAGTAATTCATTGAGCACGCCATTGCCGAAGCCTCGCCCGCCCGTCAAGCCTACACGCAGGCCGCCCGAGCAACCGAAGAACGATCCCGATGTCGTGTGCAAAGTCGCAGACGGCTTGAAATCAATGCTCGTTCCTGTCGGCGACTTGCAACTCGATCCCGACAACGCGCGACTGCACTCGGAGTTTCAGATTGCCGAGTTGTCCGCGTCGCTCGCGAGCATTGGTCAACTCAAGCCGATCGTTGTCAATGCCAAGACCGGAGTTGTGGCTGCTGGCAATGCGACGTTTGCTGCCGCAGCGAAGAACGGTTGGACGCACATTGCGGCGATCAAGGTAGACCCGGCCAAGCACGATCTCAAGCGATTCGCAATCGCCGACAACCGACTTGCGGACCTCTCCGAGTTCGATGACGAAGCGTTGAAGGTTGCCATGCAATCCATTGACCCCGACGATCGCCTCGGGCTCGGCTGGTCGTCGGAGGAACTTGCGAAGATGCTCGACGTGCCGGGCGATGATCCGGCGACTCTCGCTCCCGTCGATCCGACCATCTCTGCTCCTGACAAACAATCGAAGATCGCCGAGGCTACGCGCGTTGACTTCACGGCGGAGCAATACGGCAAGATCAAGGCGGCGATCGCGGCATGGGTCGCTGACGGAAATGAGTTTGAGGATGACGCATCGGCCATCGTCGGAATCTGCGACTCACTCATGCGTCGGTCGAAAGACTGATTTCTCGTTAATCGATTCGCAGTCAGTAACCAATGTGCGGATGAAGCATCAACGGCGATGCACTCACTTACCAAGTGAGGGAGGAAGGTTCGATCCCTGTCCATCCGCTTATGTCCTCGATGCGTCCTCTCTCACATAAGCCCGAGAAGTTGTCGAGCGTTGTCTCCCGTATCGGGGAAACGAAGCAATCGATGTCGCTACTCGGATCTCGCGGCAAGTTCGATTACTATGTCGAACGAGTCGATGTCAGAGTTGCGTCATGGTGGTGCAAGAACTTTCATTACTCGGGAACTCTCCCGATGAACGCGATTGTGTTTGAGTGTATCGAGTTCGGCAAGCGAGTGGGCATCATTGCCTTTGGTACGGGCTCGCTATCGAGAAACGGCTATGCAGTCGCGCTAAATGTGGACGTTGCGTGGGAACTTGTGCGTGTGGCAATGAAAGATCACACCACTCAGGTTTCTGCGTTTGTGAAACTCGCACTTCGATCGCTTCGCAAAATCAAGCCGGAAATCGATGCCATTATGTCCTATGCAGACAGCGGACAAAATCATCGCGGCGGCATTTACAAGGCGGGCGGGTGGATATATCTCGGCGAATCAAATGCTACCTCGATGATGATACATGGTGTCAAGGTTCACGTTAGAAGCGTCGGGGCTCGGTATGGTTATGCTGCGATCGCCAAGATTCGTGCGAACGTGGACCCGAATGCGCAACTGATACAAGATGCGATCAAGTACCGATTCGCAATGCCTATGTGTGCGTCTGCCCGTCGCCGAATCAAAAAGTGCGAGTTCTACAAGAAGTTGTACGGCAAAGCGATTTCGTGACGAAATCGACCGACTCACTTCGCCGCTCCCGATCCCGTATATTGGCGCATGGGACGAACTCACGCGCAGAAGCACGGATCGAAGCAAGAGCACTGGCGACCGATCGCAGATGCCATTTACAGCATTTCCCGTTCGTGCGGTCGATCGCCGTGGGAGTTGTTCGGCGACTTCGTTTCGATGTCTGCTGTCGCAATAGCGAATCGATGGCCGAGCCCGCCCGACGTTCGCAAGTCTCGCGAAGACGAGTATCTTCGCATCGTCAAAAAGTACGATCGCGATTGCGTAGACAAGTTTTGCGAATGCCTCGCGTTGCTTTCGCGTTGTTTCGACGCTGATCGTTTCGCAGATCATCTCGGCGGGCTCTACATGAGCATGGAAGTGTCGAATTCCAATCGCGGGCAGTTCTTCACGCCCGATTGCATCTCCCGCCTTATGGCATCGATGACCATGCCGGGCATCGAATGGATCACAAAGAGCAAGAAACGGTTTGCTCACATCGGCGATCCCGCGTGCGGCGCTGGCGGCACAATGCTCGCAGCAGCGATGGCCGCGAGAGATCGAGGATTGCACATTGAAACACAACTCTTCGCAACGCTGCAAGACGTTGATCCGTTGTGCTGCAAGATGGCGTACCTGCAACTATCGATGGCGAGAGTGCCAGCGGTTATCAACGTCGGCAATAGCCTGACTTGCGAAATTGTTGATTCGTGGGTAACTTGGCCGACGTATATTTACGGATGGAACAAGTCAGGGGCAGGATACCCTCAACGCAAGTACCGCATCGCCGCCGTTGCTTGGAGCCGCGACGACAATCAGGCGAAAGAGCATGACAACGCCAATGTCGTTCGGCAAGCGACCGCTGCTGGAATCAAACGTAGTTTCCCAAAGACCCATCCTGTCCGAATACTTCGATCTCGCGCGTGACATCTTCGGCTTCGCCGTTGTCACAATGACTACGCCCGAGTACGCTGGCGTAGACGACCGGCTTGCATCGTCTTGCCGTCGCGTCAAGCGTGGCGAAGCGACATTGCCGATCGCAAGGTTTCGGGGCCAGTCGCTCGGCGGATGGGCTCGCAACTGTGCACTCAAGCCGCTCGTAATGCTCAAGGCGGCTCAGATGTTTGGAATGCCGATACTTTGGCTCGACGCTGACAGCGAAATCCCAAACACGAAAGCCGCACACGAGGCTATCGCTCGACTGGCTGACGGCAAGAGCGGGATCGGCGGCGCGACGATCGCGGCATTCTGCCCCGCATTGTCGCCGTCTTACAAAAAGCGATTCCCGCTCATCAACTCCAATCTTTGCTCAGGCACGCTTTGGGTCGGCGAAGGCCGCACGGGCGAATCGATACTCGTTGCATGGGCGACTCGATGCGCCGCCGACCCTGAACAACTTGAC